ATGTTCGAACAACGCGTAAATTCTGACGTACTGACCGTTTCTACCGTTAACTCTCAGGACCAGGTAACTCAAAAGCCCCTGCGTGACTCGGTTAAACAGGCACTGAAGAACTATTTTGCTCAATTGAATGGTCAGGATGTTAACGATCTCTATGAGCTGGTACTGGCTGAAGTAGAACAGCCCCTGTTGGACATGGTGATGCAATACACCCGCGGTAACCAGACCCGTGCTGCCCTGATGATGGGCATCAACCGTGGTACGCTGCGTAAAAAACTGAAAAAATACGGCATGAACTGATACTAATCAGTTAAGTTGCTGTTTAAGAAGGCGCTACTCGGCATGGGGATGCGCCTTTTTTATTAAACTGACTGCACCACTGACTGCACGACCCGCCGAACAAAGGCGAACCCTCCTGAACAAATTGCCATTCTTTACATTGCCTCCTCTTATTGTAGGATAGATGTCTCCCACAATAAGGAGTCCATCGGAATGCGCATGACTACCAGAAAAAAAGAGATCCTCAGCTTCTTTGAACCAGAGCACCGTAAGTGGGTAACCAGTGAAATTGGCGCACCTCCTCTTGATATTTCCGGTGTTGCTTACCTCCTGCACGGCACAAGCAGCTTTGATAAAAACTACCAACTGGAATCGACCCGCAGAACGCTTGAGGCAATGGTAAAAGACGGGCTACTGGAAAAGGTAATCAGCTACGAGAGACGCCAAGACACGACGCAGAGCGGGGGTGGAAAAGGCGTGTGGTGCAACTGCTCACGCTATGGGTTGCCCGGCCAATGCAACATTGTGCGGGATGATGGCGATGATAGGCGCCCCCATATAGAGGGCGAAAGCATCAGAATTGATTAATCAGTTCAGGGTGAAGGAAGGGGTAGGAAATGCTGCTAGGTTTTTTGCTATCACGTCTTTCATGTGTTCAGCCCATGCGGCTAAAATTGCCATATCTGTTCCCGGCCATTTAGTCAGGTAGGCAATCAGCACATCATCCGTCAGCTTATCCTGCTGATCCCAATCAACGATGAACTGCCGGAAAAGGCTGTATCCCTTCTCTGGATCTGTGTTTTTCCAGAACTCTACAGCCACGTCAAATGCCGGAACTGTGAATGTTATCTCTACCGGAAATGGTTCATCTTCTGTCGATATCATCACTTCACTGGTGAACTGTTCTCCCTCAGGCCACAGGCGCATATCACATCTTGTCTTCGACATAGATCCCCGCAGAAATAATGGCTCCACCGATACGGCGCTTGCCGTAACACAACGGTACAGGATTCCCCTGGGCGGTTGTGTTCGTTACACCACCAAAAGCGTAGGAAGCCCGATTATCAGCATCCTGTTTACTTGCTAATCCGGCTGGTTGCGGTGACAACATCTGAGCGACACCACCTAACATCATTGCTGCACCAACCTTATATCCAAATGCTGAAAATGGGTTACCGGGGGCGAAATAACTCCCGACAGCTGAAGCCGCGATGATGACCGCGCCTAGTATCGTCTGCAGTAAGCCAGCTCGTTTACTACCGATGATGACAGGTACAATCCGAATTTCCCGACCGCAGTTTGGGAATGCCAGATCATCTTCCCCAATATTCTGTTTTGCTCGAAATACACTAAAGGTCAGCCCGCGGGATTTACTCGTATTGAGGTACTTTTCGAATCCGGGGATCGTTGCGCATAAAGCCCGAATAGCCTCCTGCGTCGTAGTAATCAAGCGTTGGTGTTCCCTACCAAATGTTTTAGCCAAAGAGCCGCTAAGCTTAATGGTCGTCATTACTTCAGTGTTCTGCATTCTGTGTTCCTACAGTAGAGTAAGTGGCCAACGCAGCCAGTTTCAGGAGAAAGGAAACGGTTATGCCATTTTTAGGCCAAAATGGTGCTTTCCATTTCCTTTCTTTTTAGGGGGTGTTCTTATTAAAAACAAAAGGTTACATCGAAGAAGAACAGAAACGGCTAAAATAGAAAAATTCTCATAAATAGCGAGAATCTGCGAGGTCGCCGCCCCGTAGCAGGCCGAATTGCCCGAAAGGACCCGCGCCGATCCGCCGGGTCAATCGGGCCTGTCGGTCAGCCAATCAACGTGCTTTTCCCGCCGCGAGCCTGCTGGCGCACACGCTCGGCCTTAAGGCAAAGAGAGGCATCAGGCTTAGCAGGTACAGGAACCTGACAGGTTTCAGAGGTCCGGGGAATGTTATTGATCCATTCAATAACTTCACTCAGATACCACGCCTTGCGCCCTTCTGTGACCTGGACACGCGCGGGAAACTCTCCACGGGCTTCAAGATTCAGCAACGTACGGCGGCTCAGTGTAGTGAGCTCAATAACCTGATTCATATCCACCAGGCGCTCACTCACGTTCATCTTGTCTGCCATTTCCAGCAGCGCCTTGGCCTCAGCATCAGGCCATAGAGCGTCTGCCGTAGCCATCAGGCTGTTATCTTTATCTTTCATTGAGGTCTCCTTACACCAACGCCAGCGGCTGAACAGAAATACCAGAACCCACGAACGCGGACACTTTTGCAGAAAGCGTGGTCACATCCTCCGGCCAGTTGAGAGCATCGACATTCAGCACGCCAGTCTTGTAGACCTGAGCCTGTGTCTGGCTTGCAGTATCAACGGAGAAGCACGATACATAGACAGCCTGCCCGGCATGCGCTCCATCCCAGACCACCAGAGCCCCGTTGGTCGCATCCTGCATGAGTGGGGTCAGCGCAGGAATTACGCCTTTCCCACCAGCAAAGATACCCAGAGTTGACACCAGCGCCTCAGTACCGGCCACCAGCTCAGTGTAATGCGTCGTCATGATTGCTCCTTAGGCCACACGGACGGTGACAAAACGGTTGATACGAGCCGGGATTGGCTGCGGTGCGGAGTGGGTCTGAACATACTCAATGGCCGGGTCGCCCGGCACAATGTAGTTCTTTGGTGCCAGTTCCGCTTTGGTGATCCCCGTACGGATAAGATCAGGATCCTGAATGCCGCCGTAAGCCACAATGCCCTGTAGTGCCGTGTTACCCAGCACCATCAAATCAGGATCGAGGAAGTGTTTTTCTGTGCCGTCTTCGTCGGTATAGCGACCGCTATAAACCACAATTGCAACGTCGCCCATATAGCCCTTAAAGCTCACAGAATCACCCAGATCTTTAAGCGCTGTTTCAAGCTGTGCGTTAGAGCCGCGGCGAGTGTCGAGTGCATCTTTAATCGCTTTGAAAGAACGATATTTTTTCCAGACGTTCCCGCCCATAATGATGATATTGGTTACGCCTTCACTCAGCTCTGAATAGGTTTCAATATCGTCATTTGGATCAAACGTCGTTTTATCTTTACCTGACCAGGCAGCGCCACCAGCCTGAGTGATTATATTCTGGGATTTGATTTTCCAATCCAGCTCATAACGCTCGATTCCTTCCCCCTCAATAATATTTTTCCCGGTAGTGACAGCCTGAACGGCCAGCCATTCAATACGCGCACGAATAGCAATAGACTGTTTGAGGATGGACTGTTTTACCTTGATATTGCGGGTATCAAGCGTGCTGTATTGCTCAGGAGTAACACCCGCCGGACGAACAGCCAACTTGTTCGGGTCAATGCTGCTCTTTGGTTTCATGTAGCCAGGACGGATAGACTTGGACTCATAGCCCTCATCACGCGCCACCTTACTACCAACCATTGGCGAACAGAACGCCGCGATTGGAATATTTGGGTCGTCGATAGTGTCCAGGATGATATCGCGGGTTTCGAACGTTACCGCACGGGTAAAGAATAAATCAGTGAACAGGGTTTTTAGTTGCTTCTGAATATCCTCAGCGCTAACAACCCGTACCAGCGCCGCAGGTGAATATAAATCCGTCATATATTACCTCAATAAAATAAATAGAAAGCTCATTACAGAAATAATGGTAACACTGAAAAACACTGAATGATTGAATGCAACCGTGTGCAATGAAGTGCAATAATGTATAAAGTTAATTTACGGCGATATGGCCCACTAAATATCTGTTAATGTCCTCACTGTTATTTCCTCCAAATAACATCGTTCGTTAAAAATCCATGTTTTCCCAAGCGGGTCTGGTTGCAGCCCGCTTTTTTTTCACCTTTCGCAAGATTTCAGCCCTCCGTCCTTCGCATAGATATAAAATTAAAAAATATGCCTTTAAGTGTTCACCCCTTCACCTTTGCAATTTTATTAATTAAATTCAGTTGGTTAGATGGTGAATACTACTCTTTCAGGTATTCACTAGTGTTCACCCTACCCTTCACCCTATAGGGCAAAAAACAATCAAAAGGTGAACAGGTGAATACTTGGTGAATACTTAATAAATAAGTGTTCACCCCTTAACGCTATGTTATTAAAAGAATTTCCAACAGGGTGAATACTGGTGAACACTTTATCTATAACTTTACTCTACCCCTTTACTCTACCCCTTTACTCTCAGTAGTAGCTGCACATGATGGCATCCAGTCTCCAGAATCATCATGCAGGGTTACGTTGGACCTGATACCGTGCTTGGTTTTCCGCTTATCGTATTTCTTCCCGTACTCAGCCATTGCGCCCGGCATGTCAGTACCGAACCGCATCAGTGATACAGGCTTATTCAGGCCATTGGCTCGCATGTATGCCAGGTAAGCGTGATACAGGTACTTGCGCGGACTGAATGGCACTATCTCGGCATTGCCGATAAACATCCCATCGCACACTACGGACGCCATCAGGTAGCCGCAGAAGTCCACCAGCGAATCACCTTCACGCTTAATCGCCAGCGCTTCCTCTGACTTCTGCTGTTCGTGCAGTAAACGCCTGGCATCATCCTGATCCGCAAAACGTGTCAGCAGGTGGCGAATCACCACGGCCAGCTCGCCCTCTATCTTCTCGGCCAGTAGTGTGTCACGTTCGTTTTCAGGCACCACTTCGGTGAAGTTGAATATCACCCGCCGGCGCGAGATACCGCCGCTGCGGTCGCTGAACGTCATGGCGTTGTTATTGACGGCCAGCACGACAGCCTGTATCCGGGTTGAATACGGCGCTTTGTGTTTGGGGTCGATAGAAACCTTATCACCGCCGGTAATGGCCTTTATCCCGGCACCGTCGCCAGCGTAGCGGGTCATATCCGGCATGATGATCAACGAGTAGCCGACCACCAGCGCCCTATCCCTCGCATCCTCCAGCGCCTTCATACTGGCCGACACTGTATTAGCCTTGCCCGCCAGCATGGTGCAGATTTCCGCCATCACGCTCTTACCACTACCACCCGGCCCCGTAACCTCCAGGAATAACTGCCAGTCGTACCGGTTCGCCAGCACCATAAACAGAGCCGCCAATACACGATCTGTCTTGCGGTCATTGTTGGCCACAGAACGGCGTAGCCATTTCCAGAAGTTCGGCGCATGGCTGGCTAGTGTTTCCCCTTCGGCTGGTGGGCTGAAAGGCAGCTCACTAGCGATCATCAGCCAGTCGGTTTTGCTATGCGGCCGGAATTGCCCCGTTCGGGTATCAAATACCCCATTGCTAAACCCAACTAGGTTTCGGGCCGTCACGCCCATCACCGGCAGGCTTAGTTTCATGGTTTCCACCGCTGATTTAATGGCGTTCTGTGAATAGGCCACCTCAGCATCGATATAAATCTGTGCCATTTCACGCTGCAGCTCTTTATCCGGCAACGGGTTCCACACCACGCCGTTATAGTGGTGAACTGTGTCAGAGTCGGCATGAATAGCCAGATCACCATCATAGTGGGCCAGTAACACCTCACCGCGCTGGCTGGCCCCCATCTGATTCAATGCCGGTGCTACTCCGTTATGGGCTGGTTCGCGTTTCGTGACCGGGAGATCGACAACAACGCTATCCGTCCTGATCCTCTCCAGATAATCATGCCAGTCCTCTGGCTGTCGGTCGGGAATGCCTTTATAAAGCTTGGCATCCTGCACGCCTGCCAGCGCCAGCTTCTTACCAATATCGTTAATCAGTATCGGCTCGATATCCCCGGCCAGGTACACACGGGCACTACGGCGCCCTTTGTCGATAATTTGCAGGTTATCCAGCTCAGCCAGCTGTTTTGGCCCCAAATAGATAGGCGGCGTCGTATCTTCGGCAATTTGCTTACCGAGTCCCTCTTCCCATCCCTTGGCGTGGGCGTAGGCATCAGCACCGGCAAAAATAACCGCCTCTGTGAATTTTTCCTTTGGCAGGTGTTTCAGGTTCGGAGCGCTTTTCATTTCGGGATCCCCCCACTCATCTGAAACTTGCCGATCAGTGGATGGAACCAGTACGCTGATCCGTATTTGCGTTTGGCACTGCGCAGAACTAAACGGGCCGCTTCTCTAAATTTCTCATCAGGTGCAATAAAACCACCCGATTTCAGCTTAACCAACATAACCCCGGTATTCTTCGCCAGTTCCTCAGCCTTTTTCGTCGATATACCAAACTCTGCTGCCAACGTTGCTACCGGAGTCATACCAGGGGGGATATCACCACCCTGGCTATCAGTGAGTGACCTGATCTGCAGCTCGAGGTTCAATACCTTATCCACCAACAGATCAACGCGCTTTTCCAGCTCATTGAATTTAACGTTGCTGATCATTTGAAAACCTCCAGCCGCTGCTTAAGTACATAGTTTGCTGTGCACCGGTTCTGATCCAGAGCCTCCGCAAGCCGGGGAAGATTCCGCAAAGTTTCCCCCAGTAACATCAAGTCGCGACGCGCATTCTGATCGCTATATTCCTCACTCTGTGAAGCCTCGAGCGTCAGATTGCCAATAAGAGCCAGTGTGTTACTGATTGCGCGAGCAGCTTCACCGCAAACGTCAGAAACCTCAGCTAGAGCCTCATCAGAATGCCTTCTGAAATCCGGCGCATGCATTACAACCTGATGGTAGATATCACGCATGGCGTACCTCCTGAGAGGCGGCGCTATCAAACTCCCAACCGCGGCGAGTGGAGTAATCGAAGAACGAAACACGGCATGGAGCCTGTGCGCGGATCTTTGCTGCAAAGACCAACTCCCAACCGGGAAAAGCGGCGCGGGCGTTGGTTTCCGTGTCGGCATCAAAGCGGAGAACTACCGGGGCGCATTCTGGGTAATGCTTCGGGGTAGCCAGGAATAGCCATGTAAATTCAGGGCGAGTTTGGGTAGACTGTAATTCAGCCATAGTCGTTACCTCGTATAACGGTTTGGTTAGAGGCCCGGTTAGTGTTCCACCACGACCGGGCTTCGCTATTTCTACACCACTACAACGTAAGGTGTAAGACACAAGATAGACCGCGAGTGTCTTACACGTCAACACTTTTAATATCCGATTTTTTGTGTATATTGTCTTACACCAATTGTAATGGAGCATAGAGATGGCAACAGGTCCAAAGAATGCAAAATCACAATCAGTCACGGCAAGAATTGCACATGAACTGATAGAAGGAATGGAGCAACTCAAAGAGCCAGGAGAAAGCACAGGCCAATTTATCAATGCAGCCGTCCTAGGTGAAATTAGGCGACGCCAGCGCAAAAAAATCAGACTCACTACTACAGAGGTAGAATAATGAAACTCAACAAAGAAATAGCCATGGGTAGGATTTGTTCTGCATTTTCTGGTTTTCGAGTCGAGTTTATTGAGGACGACTCGATTGCAATTAGAGCCAGAGTATTTTATGACGAACACGGCATGGCATGGTGCAATCTCCCCATGCTTCCAAGCATCGGCTATCAGGATTCTGAGAGGCTCGAAAAGGGAATAAAAGAGCTCAGAGAATTTTTCGACGAAAGGTATGCTGAGTATCTTAAAAGCTGAAGGTTGAGCAAACGCCAGATCTGGCGTTCGACCTGCACTTTTTGTGTAGGTACCGTACCCAATATTTGAGCTCACCAAGACGGGGGAGCGCAAAGGGCTGGTTTGTACAACTCCAAGTGAGGTGTGCAAAAGAAGGGTACGCGCCACCGGCTCACACCCCACGCCGTGGCTCAGATATGGGGTATGCTGCAATGCAGTACACCCTAACTGCGCCAATGCCGCAGTTCCAAGGGTACAAAATTGAATAAAATCAGAGGGCGCAAAATTGCGCTGGCTCATTCTTTGACCACCAGCGACTAGCCTGGTATGCTGACCATGTTCTTTGTTTTCGGTACTACACTGGCGGCCCCGCATGGCCGCCTTTGTTTTTTGTGCCATACCTCCCCCTTAAGCTGCTTTGCAGCGGCTTTGCTGCCACTCAGAAACTTCAGAAAGAAGCCAACCAACAGCGCGGCCACCCAGTTTACGGCGGGCGGGGAATTGACCTTCCTTTTCCATCATGTAGCGGGTAGTACGGCAAATCCCTGTAAGCTGACGGCACTCAGCCTCACGGATCACTCGCTCTGCATGCGGGGATGATTGTTTGATATAACTCATATAAAAACGCCCTCGTTCATTAATGTTCAAGGGCATTTTTCACTGTATTAATACTGCAAACACCTATACCAAAAAGCCTTAATTTTTACTGAGAATCAGATACTCAAACTGCGTTATTGAGAGATTTCCCGCTTGAGTTTTTCTAAAGAATCATACGACATGACTTTCTCTATAAATGGCTTAATGGTTTGATAAATTCCAAAATCACCTCTCTCACCGTAGGGCCATAATGCAACAGTGAGAACGCTGCTTGGAATAGAAACGTTCTTAACTTTTGACCAGTGCATTAAATCTATGTAAGGAAGCACCTTATATTCTATAATTTTTCGCCTGACGACCTGCCAGTAATTATTTAAAGGCGCATCAATCGGTTCCATTTCCATTTCTTCACGCCAAATTGACAATAGTTTTTTAAAATCATCAATCAAAATGTCATCAGGAACATTTAGATCAACACTGATGTATAAACTGCTATCTGTAACCAAACTGACTGAATCAGAGCCTCTCGCCATAAGCAGCCCATGATTAACATCACTTTCAGCCATGAGAGACTGCTGTTCTTCTTTGCTTATAGTGAAAGGCATCCCCGCCCTTAGCCCTTTAGAGTCCTGCCCTTGAGCAAGAAACATAACCTCCATCCTCGACAAGTAGCCGATTCCGTAACCAGTAGAAAGCGCGTTTGTCGTTTTTGTAAATGACCTATATTTATCAACAAACTCCTTTCCACCTTTAAACTGTTCAGCTGCCCAATCAGGAGTTTCCACTTTCATTTCGTTGAATGGATCGCTTTCGTCAAGTGGCGTATTAGCTCCATGTTCTAAATAATACGTCGCCAAACTCTCATCCCATGAGCACACATCAAAAATCGACATTCTCCAATATAATTGTCTAAATAAATCCTTGTCAGACATTGATTCAATACATTCATATTTTTTTAAGTTAAATTCTTTTGGCAGATCAAGTGTGCTTTTAATTCTCTTACTCATTTAGCCATCTCCAAAATAGCAACATTCGGATAATCAGAGGAAATAACCTCTAAACGTTCCATCCATTTATTCAGTGCATCCAGCTTTTCAGGTAAATACTGGCTACGGTTATAGACGGCCATCACCCCGCCGAGTGAGTGACCCAGCAGCTGCTCAACAACGTGTGGCGCTATCCCCATGTTGTTTAGTGTGGTGGAGAACGTCCGGCGCAGATCGTGAAGCGTCCAGGGCTCAGAATGTCCCAGGCGGTTATAGATACCTCTTCCCCACTGGCTGACAGCTTCGGGTTTCTTCAACTCACCGAGTAACAGACCAGTATCTTTATTTCGTACGACCAGACTTTTGACGAATGGCCGCATAGCTACGGGAATTGGCCGTAGTATTTTTTCACCGCCCTTGCTGTGCTCTTTCGGCACAGTCCAGATCCAGTCCTGTAAATCCCACTCACCGATAGTAGATAACCTCAGTTCCTGAGTACGGCAACCGAACGCCACCAGCAAATGAAGCAATGCGGCATAGTACGGCTTAAACTTCATCCCGGCACTTTCCCGCCAGATATCTACTAACTCCTGCCGTGTATGCTCCCTGTCCCGCTTATTCTGCTTGCGGCCGACATCATCAATGGTCAGGTCGTTGAGAACGTTGCTCACGGCATAACGATGCACCCGGCAGAACTTCAACGCCTGTTTACACATCTGCAGGAGATAGCCGGCGGCCACTGGCGCTTCATCCCGTACCCGGGCGAAACACTCAAGCCAGTGCCGGGTTTCGCACATTGAAAGCGGGAACGCCCCAATATATGGATAGATGTGCTTATTAAGCTGCTCGATGTGTTTTTCTACATTAGCCCGCTTATGGGTTGCGTACTCCCTGATCCAGTAATCCATAGCATCTTTCACTGTCACCGGCTTCAGGGTTTCCTGAGTGGTGAAGCTCAGTTGATGTTTTGGGTTCTTGCCTTCTGCCAGCCAGGCCCGGCATTGCTCACGTTTTTCTCTTGCAGCTTTCAGAGATAGATCGGGATAGTTGCCTAATTTTATACGTTGGGAGGTCGTTTCACGGCCGCCGGTTCGAAACGTGAAATACCAGGTCATGACACCGATCTTTGAAACCTTGATACTTAGCCCATCACCGTCAGCGTAAAAGCTGTCTCCAGGACTCTCCCGGCCATTCATTTTACGCAGCGCGGTATCGCTCAGTTTGTTCGTTCCACCAGCCATAAAAACCTCAGTTCATTATTGAGAGTGGGCAGGACTGACTGCACCACTGACTGCACATCGTCATGTTACCCCATGAACGACAATGAACATAGATAAACGTCAAAATACAATTAACACATAATTATCATATAGATACACGAACAATACCAAACGGCGACGAACGATAAAAAACGTAGGTTTTGATAATACGGCATGAACTGATACTAATCAGTTAAATGTTTGTTTTAAAAGGCGCTACTCGGCATGGGGAAGCGCCTTTTTTATTAACTTCACACGGGAGGCTTTGGCGATGAACGCAAGATGTGAACCTGTCTATTTTGGCGATGAATCTAAAAAGATAATCCTGGGTGATGCACTGACCGAACTGAAAAAGCTGCCTTCTGAAAGCGTCGATCTCATTTTTGCTGATCCACCTTATAACATCGGTAAAGATTTTGACGGGATGGTGGAGTCCTGGGATGAAGAGGCTTTTCTGGCGTGGCTGTTTGAGTGCATTGACGAGTGCCATCGCATTCTCAAACCACACGGCACCATGTACATCATGAACAGTACGGAGAACATGCCGTATATTGACCTCAAATGCCGCCAGCTCTTTACTATCAAGAGCCGTATCGTGTGGTCATACGATAGCTCAGGGGTACAGGCCAAAAATTACTTTGGTTCGATGTATGAACCGATCCTGATGATGGTAAAAGATCAGAAAAACTACACATTTAATCGTGACGATATTCTGGTTGAAGCCAAAACCGGGGCTCAACGCGCGCTAATAGACTACAGAAAAAACCCACCGCAGCCATACAATCAGAAAAAAGTGCCGGGAAATGTCTGGGAGTTCCCACGCGTTCGCTATCTGATGGACGAATACGAAAACCACCCCACCCAGAAACCCAAAGCCCTCCTGGAGCGCATAATTCTGGCATCCTCGAATCCAGATGACAGGGTACTGGATCCGTTTGCCGGCAGCTTCACCACCGGTGCCACCGCCGTGGAATTGGGTCGCAAGTTTGTCGGGATTGAGATCAATGTTGAATACGTAAAAATGGGGCTCAGAAGACTGAGTATCGGTTCTCATTTTTCAGAAATTGAGCTTGCCAAGGTGAAAAAACGTAAGACAAAAAACCTGTCTAAAAAGAGTCGATTGACGGCAAAGAGCGGCGTTCTTTCAACAAAGTAA